GGATACTTACATTACCATCACGACTGGTAATCCAGTTACGCTTGTAAGCGTCAACCATCACATCGCATATTGTTTCTAACATATTCTATTTCTCAAATTTCAAATGGTTCCTATGAACCCTACATTGTATATGGCCATTATACCACAATTCTGGATGTTCTAAAACCTCATTAGCAAACTGTTCTTTCGCTTCAAGATAGGTGCTTGTTCCTTTTGAGATACAGAAATGCAGAATCTCTCGGCGGAAATTATGTTCCCCTAGTTCTACTACATCTTTCTTGACCTCCTCAGAGGATGACCAATATGTTTGCCAATCGCTATCTATCTTAACCTTCTTCTTCTTACCTTTAACCGTTTTAGTTCTACTGAACTTGGTTAGTTTTTTACCAATGTACCTTCGGTTGTTCGTAAGGTTCGTGATAAGATAGACGAATGCTACATATTTTTCTTCGATATCAGTTACTTCTTGCCCATTATATAACCACACTTATTTATTCATCCCAGTATTCTTCATCATCATCCCCACGAGACTTATCTTCGCTTGATGCGATCTCTCCACAGAATGGACAATGTGCTGGTGTGGTTAGTGATTCTTCAGCATCATAAACGACTGTATACTCAGTACCACATTCAACGCATTCAAATGCTTTTCTGGTCATATAGACATCTCTCCTAATTCTTTTGATAATACGTAATTACAGAATTCGTTAAATCCCCCGATAATAACGTCATTGTCTAGAATTAGTGGGACAGAACGTGCTGATGGGAATTTCTCTTGAAACTCTTGTACACTAATATCTGTACCAATATCAATATTTTCAAATGTAATCTTTTTATTCTCTGCAAATTGTTTAGCTTGTTTACAGAACGGACAAGGAGGATTAGTCCTTGTGTACATAATAATCTTCATAAACTCATACCCTTAAATGTGTTAGCGTCAACGTCTTGTTTGACACCTCCAGTTATATATGAACTCAATTCAGTCTCCTGAGGAGCGACCTGAACATTACCGCCAGAGATCCAACGCTCTGTCCATGGTAATGGGTTCGCTTGAGGGACATGGTACGGAGATGTATAACCGACAGTTTTCATTCTCCGAGTACCTATCCATTCTATATAGTCACATAGAAGTTTCTCGTTTAGTCCGATCATAGAACCATCTTTGAACAAGTATTGTGCCCACTCTTTTTCTTGTTCAATAGCTTGTTTAAACATTTCAAGGACTTCAGACTCTGTCTCTACACGAATCTTTTCGTAATCAGAATCTTCTTTCAATAGGTTTTTAATAATAGAGGTAGACGCTGCAAGGTGAGTATTCTCATCACGAGCGATAAGTTTGATAATCTTTGCATTACCCTCCATCTTCTTCAACTCTGCAAACGCCCATGAACATGCAAAGGATACGTAGAAACGAATGCCTTCTAGGATATTAACGGACATCATGCAGAGGAATAGTTTCTTCTTTAGTTCATATGAGTTAACTACAACGTCTTTTCCATTTACCTTGTGCGTACCAATACCCAACAAATCATTCCATTTCGAAGCTTCGATCAGTTCATCGTAATACTTGGAGATGTCTCCTGCACAGTCGGTGATTTCTTTGATACTGAGCATCTGATCAAATACGATAGAGGGATTTGCGTATACGTTACGAATGATATGAGTATAACTGCGACTATGAATAGTCTCGAAGAAAGCCCAAGTTGCAACCATAGTCTCCATCTCAGGGATAGATGTGATGGGTAAGAACGCCAAGTTGGGACTGCGACCTTGTACTGAATCTAATAGAATCTGTCGTTTTAAATTAGAAGTGAAGATATGTTGTTCGTGTTTGTTCAACGCATGAAAGTCTGAACGATCCTTAGACAAGTCAACTTCCTCTGGACGCCAAAAGAATCCAAGTTGTTTATCTGTAATCTTTTCATACTGAGGATACTTAACTACATCATATCGTGCAATGTCCACGCTACCATCAAAGAACATATTTGATTCTAGATGGGGTTTAGTTCTAATTTTAAATGTTGACATATTACTCCCTTAAATCTTACAACTATCGCAATCTTCTTCATCACTCAGATCATCAGAAACTGAATCGTTGGTGATGATAGGATCTTCCTTCATTTCACCGGCACCGTCGAATGTGTTGAAATAATATAGTTGTTTACCGCCATACTTATAGAACATCACCAAGTGTTTAATCATCTCTGACATAGGTACTTTGTGGTCATCATAGTTCTCAGGGTTATATGATGTATTAACAGAGATACCCTGATCGATATACTTCTGTAGAATAGCACAAATTTTCAGATAACCTTCGGGAGACTTCTGATCCCATAGTAAATCATACTTATTCTTAAGATGATGGATGCCAGGAACAACTTGTGCCATAACACCATCTTTAGATTGTTTATATGATACCAATGCACGAGGAGGTTCGATACCATTGGTTGAGTTACTGATTTGAGCGGATGTTTCCGCAGGCATCAACGCCATCAACGTGGAGTTACGAATACCAGTGGTCATCAATTGACCACGCAGACCAGGCCAGTCCATACGTTGTTTCGCAGGAACCAGTTCATCAACTTCTTTCTTATACGTATCGATAGGTAACATACCCTTAGAATACTTCGTCTCATCATTCTTTGGAATAGCACCCTTCTCAACCGCAAGATCAGCAGATGCTTTGATCAAGTAGTATGACCATGCTTCCGCATATTGATCAACCGTCTCCAATGCTTCATCATCATACTTCAGACCACGCTTCGCAAGGAAGTATGCGAAGTTGATAATACCTACGCCGAGCGGTCTTCGGTTCTTGGTACTGATTTCTGCAGCAGGGACGGGATACGCTTGGTAGTCAAGGAGTGCGTCCAGGGCACGGACTGATAGATCGCAGTATTTTTCGAATTCTTTTGGGGAGTTGATGAGACCCCAATTAATGGCCGACAGAGTACACAGACTGATTTCTCCATTTTCATCCTCAGAGTTAGTTAATGGTTTAGTAGGAAGATTGATCTCGGTACAAAGATTGGACATGCGAATAGGTGCCACAGAAGAATCAAACGATCCGTGGTCATTAGCATGGTCAACGTTCATAACGTAGATACGACCAGTATCTTTCCGCTCTTGCAAGAAAGAACTGAACAACTCCATAGCGGAGATTGTCTTTTTGCGGATGGATGGATCCGCTTCATACTTTGCATATAACTCCTTGAACTTCGCTTGGTCTGCATAGAAAGCATCCAATAGTCCAGGAACATCATGTGGGGAAAATAGTGTAATATTACCACCAGTCAATAGACGTTCATACATTGTCTTATTGAACTGGAAACAGTAATCCATGTGACGAACACGGTTTTCTTCAGTACCTTTATTATTCTTTAGAACAACTAGGTTTTCATACTCTAGGTGCCATACAGGCAGATATACAGTAGCAGCACCGCCTCGGACACCGCCTTGGGAACAAGATTTTACAGCAGACTGAAAATACTTAAGAAAAGGAATGAGACCAGTGTGTACGATGCTACCGTCACCAATCCTAGAACCAAGAGCCCTGATAGACCCTGCTCCGATGCCGATGCCAGCTTTCTTAGAAATGTATCTAACAATGGATGTAGAGGTAGAGTTGATGGAATCCAAAGAATCCCCTGACTCAATAAGGACACAACTCGAAAACTGACGAGTAGGGGTACGCACACCAGCCATGATAGGAGTTGGTAGAGAGATGTAAAAATTAGAGATAGCATCGTAATATTCTTTAACGTATCGGATTCGAGTTTCTTTAGGATAATTGCCAAACAGAGTTGCTGCAATCATCATATAAAGAATCTGAGGGGTCTCATACACTTGCTTTGTACTGCGATCTTGAACCAAGTACTTACCTCGGAACTGTTCCATACCCACGAATGTGAAGTTATTATCTCGTTCGTGCTTGATGTAACTATTCAAAGTATCCAATTCTTCTGGAGAATATTTGGTAATAATATCTGCATCATATACACCACGACTGATATTAGATTCAATTATGTCTGATAGATGCCAAGGTTCGTAGTCTCCGTAAACTTCTTTACGAATCTTATAGTTAACTAGACGTGCAGCAACGTACTGATAGTTAGGAGTCTGTTCGCTGATAAGTTCTGATGAAGACTTGATCAGAAGTTCGTGGATATTGTCGGTAGCCATACCGTCGTACATCTGGATATTGGCACGAAGTTCGATCTCACTGACCGATACTCCGTTGATTTCGTTCGTAGCCCACTCTAAAACTTTGTGGATCTTATTAACGTTGAAGGGTTCACGACCCCCATCACGTTTTACGACGGTAAGATTATTCATTAAAAAACTCCATATTGAAAATAGTCAGTATGTGATATTATACCACAAACTCGTGTGTGATGCAATTACTTATTGACAGGTTTTTCTGTCGGTTCGTAATATTCTTGGTATTGAATTATGATGTTGCG